ATTTTAATTTAAGTGATATATGTACAACATATGAATTAATTATACAGGGACCAGATTTAAGTTATAGAACAGTTTCATGTAATTGGGTTCCTATTGGTAGTCCATTACCAATAGAATTATTAGAATTTAAGGGACAAGAAAAGGATGGAGTTAATGTTATATCATGGATAACAAGTTCTGAAAGAGATAATGATTATTTCACTTTAGAACGATCTAGAGACGCTATAAATTGGAAAGTGATAGATTATATAAAAGGTTCAGGAAATTCAACTACGGAGCTTAATTATGAGTATTTAGATAATAATTATGATAGTGATGTTTATAATTATTATAGATTAAAACAAACAGATTTTAATGGTGAATCTGAAATATTTGAAACTATAGCTATTTATAATAAATCTAAAAAAATAATTAAAATATTAAATATTATGGGTGAATCTGTAAATATAAATACAAAAGGTTTAATATTTATTATTTATGAAGATGAAATAATAAAACAATATAATTTTTAATTAATATAAATAATTCATATATTTGTAAAAAAAAAAATAAAAATGAATTATTTAAAAATTATTTATTATACAATATTTTCTTATTTTATAAATTGGTATAATATTTCAGCAAACAATAAACTTTCTGAATCATTTATTAGAGAATTTCAACATAAAGTAAATTGGTATGAGATTTCAAAAAATCAAAAACTTTCTGAATCATTTATAAGAGAATTTCAAGATAAATTAGATTGGTATGAGATTTCAAAAAATCAAAAATTAAGTGAATCATTTATTAGAGAATTTAAAAATAAATTAGATTGGTGGTTATGTATTTCTAAGTATCAAAAACTTTCTGAATCTTTTATTAGAGAATTTCAAGATAAAGTAAATTGGGATATTATTTTAGAATATCAAAAACTTTCAGAAGAATTTATAAGAGAATTTAAAGATAAAGTATATTGGTCTTATATTTCAACTTATCAAAAATTAAGTGAATCTTTCATTAGAGAATTTAGTGATAAAGTAAATTGGTATTGGATTTCAGTATATCAAATCTTGTCTGAATCTTTTATAAGAGAATTTCAAGATAAATTAGATTGGTCTAGTATTTCAGTGTATCAAAAATTAAGTGAATCTTTTATTAGAGAATTTAAAGATAAACTAAATTGGTCTAATATTTCTAAGTATCAAAAACTAAGTGAAGAATTTATAAAAGAATTTCAATATAAAGTAAATTGGACTGGTATTTCACGTTACCAAATCTTATCTGAAGAATTTATAGAAGAATTTAGTGATAAATTATATTTAGCTGAAATTAGAGATAGTTGGAATTATGTTGATGAAGAATTTAAAAAGAAAGCAATTATAAAAAGTAAAATGTATGAGTGTCATGATGACTACTTTATAGCCTATAAAGGTATTAGAAGTAATAGATATTCAAAATATAACTTTCAATATAAATATTTTCCTAATGGAACATATAAGTGTCACGCTGACCATTCTAATAATGAAAATTCTTTTGGTCTTTCAGTTTGGACAAAAAAAGAAGCAACTGATTATTGTGATGAATTAGTTGTAAAAGTAAAAGTCTTTTATAAAGATGTTGCTAGAATGGTTCACCATAATGGTAAAATCCGTTGTACAAAAATTAATATTCTAAATTAATTGTAAAAAAAAAAAATGGAAAAGTTAAAAATTATTTATTATAAATTATTTTCTTATTTTATAAATTGGTCTAGAATTTCATATAATCAAAAACTTTCTGAATCTTTTATTAGAGAATTTCAAGATAAAGTTGATTGGAATTGGATTTCAGAAAATAAAAAACTTTCTGAATCATTTATAAGAGAATTTCAAGATAAATTAGATTGGTATTGGATTTCATCATTTCAAAAATTAAGTGAAGAATTTATTAGAGAATTTCAAGATAAATTAGATTGGTTATGTATTTCAAGGTATCAAAAACTAAGTGAATCTTTCATTAGAGAATTTCAAGATAAAGTTAATTGGTCTGATATTTCATCTAATCAAAAACTTTCAGAAGAATTTATAAAAGAATTTAAAGATTATGTTGATTGGTCTTATATTTCGATTTATCAAAAACTTTCAGAATCTTTCATAAGAGAATTTAAAGATAAATTAGATTGGTCATGGATTTCAGTATATCAAATCTTGTCTGAATCTTTCATTAGTGAATTTAAAGATAAAGTAAATTGGTTTTGGATTTCTAAATATCAAAAACTAAGTGAAGATTTTATAGAAGAATTTAAAGATCATGTAATTTGGTCTTATATTTCAGAATTTCAAAATCTAAGTGAATCTTTCATTAGAGAATTTAAAGATAAATTAGATTTCAATTTTATAGAAGATAGTTGGTTGTATAAGGATGAATCATTTAAAAAGAAAGCAATTATAGAAAGTAAAATGTATGAATGTTATGATGACTATTTTATTGCTTTTAAAGGTATACGTTCAGATAGATATTCAAAATATAACTTTCAATATCAATATCTAAAAGGAGAAACATATACTTGTCATGCTGACCATTCTAATGATGAAAATTCATTTGGATTAAGCGTTTGGACTAAACCTGAAGCAATTTATTATTGTGATGAATTAGTAGTTAAAGTGAAAGTATTTTATAAAGATGTTGCAAGAATGGTACATAAAAATGGTAAAATCCGTTGTACAAAAATTAATATTCTAAATTAAAAATAAAAGATGAGAACATTAGAACAAATAATTGAATTAGAAGGATTAAAAACAAATAGTAAGAATTTAAAACAATTCTTCTATGATAAATATATTAGAAAAAATATAAAATATGATTTTCTAAAATATTATCCAGAATTAATCTCAATTTTCAAAAATTCTAAAAAATTAAATCTATCTAACATAGATTGGTATAATATTTCTAAGTATCAAAAATTAAGTGAATCTTTCATTAAAGAATTTAAAGATCATGTAGATTGGTATAATATTTCATCTTATCAAAAATTGTCAGATGAATTTATAAGAGAATTTAAAGATAAAGTAGGTTGGTCTTGTATTTCATCTTATCAAAAATTAAGTGAATCTTTCATTAGAGAATTTCAATATAAAGTAAATTGGTCTTTTATTTCACGTTACCAAAAACATTCAGAATCATTTATTAGAGAATTTAAAAATTATATAAATTGGTCTTATATTTCAGTGTATCAAAAATTAAGTGAATCTTTTATTATAGAATTTCAAGATAAAGTGGATTGGTCTTATATTTCAAAGTGTCAAAATCTAAGTAAAGAATTTCAAGAAGAATTTAAAGATAAATTAGGTTTCTATTCTATAGAAGATAGTTGGTATTATAAGGATGAATCATTTAAAAAGAATCGAATTATAGAAAGTAAAATGTATGAATGTCATGATGACTACTTTATAGCCTATAAAGGAATTAGATCAGATCGATATAGTAATTATAACTTTCAATATCAATACTTAAAAGGTGAAACATATACTTGTCATGCTGACCATTCTAATAATGAAAATTCATTTGGTCTTTCGGTTTGGACTAAAGAAATGGCAACAAGATACTGTGATGAACTAGTAGTTAAGGTAAAAGTATACTATAAAGATGTAGCTAGAATAGTACATGAAAATGGTAAAATTAGATGCACTAAAATTAATATTCTAAATTAATTGTATTAAATCGAAAAATAATTTTTATATTTGTAAAAACTAAAAATATATGTTAACATTAGAGGATATTATAGAAATAGAAAAATTAGATTGTGATACTATACATTATAATCAATTTTTTTATGATAAATATATTAGAAATAAAATTGATTATTCATTTTTAAATAAATATCCAGAAATAGTTTTATTTTTTAAAACAGAAAAAAGAATTAAAAAACATAAATTGAATTGGTTAACAATTTCTACAGATAGAATATTGTCAGAAGAATTTATAGAAGAATATAAAGATAAAGTTGATTGGTATTATATTTCTAAGAATCAAATCTTATCTGAATCATTCATTAGAAAATTTCAAAATGAAGTTGATTGGAATTGGATTTCATCTTATCAAAAACTTTCAGAAGAATTCATTAGAGAATTTCAAGATAAAGTTGATTGGAATTGGATTTCAGTTTATCAAAAACTTTCAGAAGAATTTATCAGAGAATTTAAAGATAATGTTGAATGGACTAGTATTTCATCTAATCAAATCTTGTCTGAATCTTTCATAAGAGAATTTCAAGATCATCTGAGTTGGTCTTATATTTCTAAATTTCAAAAATTATCTGAATCATTTATAATAGAATTTCAAGATAAAGTAAAATTGGAGTATATTTCTCAAAACCAATTTATGCCAGTTGACTTTATAAAAAAAATTAAATATAAAATAAATGGTAAAAATACAAAATAAAAAAAAGAAAAGTAATAAAATTAATAAAAATGATATATTAAATTATTTAAAAGTTACTATTGAAAATATAAAAAAATGTGATAGTGATGTACTAAAGCATCAAACATATTTAACAGCAAGACATAACATAATTAATATGTTTAAATATTCAATAGAATATATTACTAATTTAGAAGATTTTAAAGAAGATAAATGTATAACGTTTTTAGAAAATCAAATGAATTATTTTAAATAATTTTATTAATTATCGAAATATTCGTAATAATTTGTAAGAATATCATCAAAACTATATTTACATAATTCAATAACTTTATTCATCGTGTCTTCTGATAATGTATGATATGATTCTTTAATTTCATACCACATATTATCCATTTCAACAATAGATAATAATATATCATTATCTTCATTTGGTGTAATATCTAATGGTTTAGATAAAATCATTTCATATATGTTTTTTAATTCTATACTAGTTTCATATCCATCAGAGAAAGATGAAATCATATTATGAATATGCATATCTAATATTTTAATAAATTCTTCTTTATTTTTAGGTAATAATAAATCATTATCGATATTTTCATTTAAAAATTCTTTAAATTCATTTATAGTTGTTATCATTTTTAATATTTTAATATATTTTTAATTATATATTAAAATATTTTTTGTATATTTGTAATATGAAACATACTATAACAAATATCGACACATATTCTATAAGATCTAAAAAATCAGATACAATTGTATTTAAATTAAATAGCGATGATTTTAACTCTGATAAAATTAGAAAAATAACTAACTATATTAAAAGTTTAGGATATACTATTAAAAAAACTAGATCATATTCTAAAACTAAATTAATGTCATGGTGTAAATTTATTATTACAACAGAACAAAACAATATTTGTTGGTTTACAAATGATAAATTAGCATTAGATATTGTAAATAAAGCGTTATTAAACTAATATGAATATAAAATTAGAACATATATTTATTAATCGTAGTCATGATTTAAAACAATTATTAAAAGATTGTTTTAAATTATCAACTTTTTGTTCAAGATTAGAAAAACAATCTTTATTATATCCAGATCGATATGATCCTGATAAATATAAAGGTGATGGTTTTGAATTATTTGTAGAAGCATTAATAAAATTATCACCAATAGATAATAGAATTGGAATAGCAAATTATCAAGTAGGTGATGAAACAAATGATAAAGGTATTGATGGTAGAGGACTAGGTATAGATGGTAAATTAGCTACTGTTCAAGTTAAATATAGATCAAATAATACGACATTATTAACAGCAAATAAAGATCATTTATCAAATTTTGTTATGTCTTCTTTATTTGAAGGTGTTGATAAAGATTCAAATACAAATATGTTAATTATTACAACAGCCGAAAGTTTACACCACTTTACAGATAATGAAATGTTTTTAAACAAAGTTAGGTGTATCGGATATAAACAATTAAGAGAATTAGTCGATAATAATATAAATTTCTGGAATAATTTTAGACAATTATTAAATGTACAATAAATGTACATTATTTCATAAACAGAAATCATTTTATTAATATATAAAATAAAAATGTACAATTTATGAAATATATTAATAAGGAATATGTAGAATCAATAGATTCAAAATATAATAGTGGTGAAGTAATATCACGAAGAAAATCAATTTATTATAAAGGAAATCAATATACATTGAATGATAATGTATATTATGTATTAAACAATACAGAAAAAATTGAATGGGCTAAATGTTATAAAGATCCTATTTATTTTATAGAAAAATATCTTAATATTAAATTAAGAAAATATCAAATTGAATGGATTAAATTATATAAAGAACAAAATATAATTTATAATGTTTCTAGACAAACTGGAATCAATTCTATATTATCAGCATTAAATTTACATTCTATGATATTTAATAATCAAAATATTATACTTATTCCATGTAAATATAATATTGGTGTTGAATTCATTAATTTAATTAAAAAATATTATATGTTATTACCATATTTTTTAAAACCAAATATAAAAACATGGAATAATAAATCTATTGAATTTACAAACAGTAAAATATGTGTATTTAATAATGATACTAATTTAGTAGAATATGATATTTTAGAATATCATGATTTTGCATTTAATAGCAATTATCCTAAGTTTGAAGTAGACAATAATAAATTAATTATTACATCAACACCAAATGGTAAAAATTATTTTTATGATCTGTATAAGAATAGTATATTACCAGAAGGACATCCAGATAAAAACAGTTTTAAATCTATTCAAACATATTGGTATGAAGTTGAAGGACGTGATGAACAATGGCGAATTAATGAAATAAAACGTTTAGGGAGTATTGATAAATTCAATAGAGAACATAATTTAGAATTTTAATAAAAAATATAAACATAATAATGATAACAGAAATTAGTACATATAGATTAGTTAAAGATTTAATTCTTTTAGAAAATAAATTAAATGAAGGATTAATAATGACTCATGATATACATGATAGTAAAAAAATTATTGAAAATTTTATTTCAGCTTATTTTTGGTATAATATAGAAATTGATATAAATAAATTTAAAATATTGTTATCTGATGGAAAATTCAATACCAATTCATATTTAGAATTTTTAATATTAATAAATAATTTAGGATATTTTATATCAAATATAAAAGCAAAAAATAAAAATAATATTACAAATACAATTAATCCTAATGATTTTAAAAATAATTATTTGAATGATAAGTTTTTACAAAATATAATTGAATATAATTTTGTTATAGAACCAAAATTTGATACAACACATAAATTAAAAACAAATATTTTATATCATGTAACAGAAACAAGATATTTATATAATATATTAAAAAATTGGTTAGTTGCTAAATCAAAAAATACATTATCTGAATATCCAGAAAGAATATATTTTGTTTATAATATAGAAGACGCTAATACATATATAAAATCTAAAAAGTTTTATTATTTAATGAATCAAAAAAATGCTAAACAACCAATTAAATCAAATTTTAAAGAAATTAAATATGTTATTTTAAAAATAGAATTACCAGAAAATAACAATTTAATATTGTATGAAGACCCTAATTTTGTTGGTAAAGGAATATATACATATGAAAATATTTCACCAAAATTTATAAATATAGAAAACAAATAAAATATGACAATATATAAATTAATTGAAAATTTAATTATTTTAGAAAATAAATTAAATAATAATTTAATAGAAAAACAAGATATAAATTTAACATTAGACGCTATAATTAACACATTAGATTTTAATGATTTTTGTAGGTGTGAAATAAAAGATAATAAAATATATACAACAATAGTAAATTATGATAATAATATAAATGTAGAAAAAATAATATATTTTCTATTATCTATAACAAATTTAGCATATTGTGTATCACACCTAACAATATATAATAAACGTAATAAACCATATACATTAGACATTGATATTTTTAAAAATAATTATTTATCGGATTATGAATTAGAAAAAATAAATAAATTTGATTTAATAATTGAATAAATTTATAAATATTGAAAATAATTAATATATTTGCTATATGAAAGTATTAAGAACACATCAACAAGAAGCATTAAATGCTATTTCTAAAACAATTGAAGGTATTATACATTTACCAACAGGAACAGGAAAAACATTTATTCAAGCAACTGCAATTGTTGATAATTTAGAAAATAATAGAGTATTTGTTGTATTAAGTCCTAGAATTTTATTAACAAATCAATTATTTTCTGAAGTAAAAGAAATTTTACAAGTCAATAAAAAAGATTGTCAATACCTCATCGTACATTCAGGAAAAGCAGAAGATAAATCTGATTTCAAATGGACCGAAAATATGCCTTATAGAGAAGTTAAATCAACAACTTCTGTTAAAGATATTAAATCAGAATATGAAAGATCACAAAGAGAAAATGTACCTTTAATTATATTCGGTACTTATGATAGTTCTGATAGAATCATGTTAGCTAATATTCCTGTTTATATGCTATTATGTGATGAAGCTCATTATTTAGTTACCGAAGAATTTTCATGGTTACGTTATGAAAAATATACTGATGGTAGAAAACAATTTAATGCAGATAGAAAATATTATTTCACCGCAACTTTAAAAGAAACAGCATCAGATGAAGGTTTAGGTATGAATAATAAAAAAGAATTTGGTCCTATTCTATATTCTAAAACACCACTTGATATGGTCGTTGCTGGTGAAATTTTAAGACCTAGAATGCATCTAGTCGATGTAAGTTCTGATAATGTAGTTTCTGAATTAGATATGGACGTAAATGCTATATTAGAATCATTCACAGAACATAGAGTTCATTGTAAAATTGGTGCTAAATTATTAGTCGTTACTAAAGGTTCAGAACACCTAAATCAAATTGTAAACCACCAAAAAATACAAGAAGAATTAGACACTAGACCGAATTTAAGAATCTTTGATATTACCTCAGCACATAAACCAAGAATCAATGGAACAATTGTAAAACGTGAAGAATTTCTTTCCGAATTACAATCAATGTCCGATTCAGATGAAGCTATTATATTACACGTTCGTATATTAACAGAAGGTATAGATGTTCCAGGTATTACTGGTGTTATGATTATGAATGATTTAACACTATCAAATTTTTTACAAACTTTAGGACGTTCTACAAGATTATATAAAAAAGATAGAGAACGATTATATAATAATATTATTAAATATGATGAACTAAATAAATTTGTTAAATCGTTTGCTTGGATCATTATACCAATTTATGGTACTATAGGAAACGATTTAAGAACTAATATTAAGTCTATGATATATTCACTTAGATCATATGGATTCAATGCAACAGAAGACGTCGTTATTAAACAAAGTAAAGGTAAAGCAGTTCCTGTTCCATTATCAGGTTTAAATGTAATAGATACAAGAGGTTTAGCATATAGAGAAACATTCTTAGATATTGTTCATGATGTAGAAGAACAAGAAATTGCAGAACATCTAGAATTACAAAATTTTAAATTAGACGAAGAAATAAAAAATGAAAGTCTTGACAAAACTATTGCAAGATTTGCAAATATATAAATTATGAAAGATGAACAATTTAATATTTTAATAAAAACATTATCTGATAATTCTATGAATTATGGTGATTATATTCAATTAATATTAGTTATTATAACATTAATAATAGGTTTTCAATCTATATTTAATATTTATGATAAATATATTTTACCGTTTTTTAATAAAATAAAAAACAAATATAATAAGATAAAAAAATATTTTATTGATAAAAAAAATAATAAATTAACATTTAAAAAATTACAAAAATTACAAAATTTAATAAAAGATTATCCATATTATTATAATAAATTTATTATATTATGTTATAATAATAACAATAATTGTTTTTATGATTTAACATATAAAAACTATAAAAAATATAGAAATATTTATATTTGTATAGATCCACAAAACTATATAAAATATTATAAATCAACACAAAGTGTTTGTTTAGATATTACAATAGTAAATAAATTATATTATCATACAGATTATGAAAATTTTGATTTAGTATATGATATTCAAAATCTTATTAAAAGAGATAATAATTTTGATTTGAAAAAAACACATCGGGTATCTAAAACACCACCATGTGAAATAATAGAGTTTTAAATAATGAATAAAGAAGAAATAGTAAAATCATTAGAAAAGATTTATAGTGAATCAACAGATTCACATAATATTTATACACCACTTGAATTGTGTGAAGAAATGATTAATTCATTAACTGATTTGAATGGTGATATTTTAGTTATATCTAATCTTGAATTTTTAATTGTTTTAAAACAAAAAGATGTTGATATGAATAATGTTCATTATTCAACTTCTTGTGATATTAAAAAACAAGTTGCAATTAGTTTAGGTGTTAATATAAACAATATTCATCTTTTAGAATATAACAATAAAGAAATCAATTTAGGAATAGAAGAAATGAAGTTTGATGTAATTGTTGCGAACCCACCATATCAAAAAGGTTTACATTTAAAATTTTTAGATAAATGTATTGATATGAAACATGATGATGGTGAAATTATATTTGTCCATCCTGCAGAATGGTTAGTACAAAAAAGACAAACGTCCAGAACTAAATTACATGATATATTAAAATCTAAAATAAATGGTGCAAATATAACATTTATAGATAATCCATGGAATAATGTTGCATTATGGGTTCCGCTTGTTATAACCAATATAAATAATTCTTGTATTTATAATTTTAATGAAAAACGAAAATTTGTAAATAAAGAATATTCATTAAAATTAAAATCATTATATGATATATCATTTTTTGGTGTATTAACACATATGCAATCAGTATATAATAAAATATATAATAAAGCAAAAGAAATATCATTTAAAGATATTGAAAAACAAAATTTAAATTTAAACAAATATATAACTTTACATAGGTTTACTGGGTCTAATGTAGATTTAATAAATAAAACATCTTCTTTAGCTATGTTTAATAATATAGAAATATAAAATTTATGATAGATTTTTATTACATAGAATAGATTCTAAACATTTTAATGTATTTAATGAACCACAATATGCAAGAACAGGGAATCAAAGATTATTTATGTCTTTTAATACTGAAATAGAAGCTCAAAATTGCTTGAATTTTTTAGGAAAATCAAAAGTATTTGTAGCATATTTTTCATATATAAAAATTGACCAACATGCTGCAGATACGCTATTATCTTGGATTCCTTGGTTAGATTGGACACAAGAATGGACAGATGATAAATTAATTGAATTTTTTAATTTAACAGATGAAGAAGTTCAAAATATAGAAGAAATAATAAATATAATTACAATAAAATAAAAATATGAATAACTACGAATATAAAATAATATTATCTAAAAATACAGATAATACATTAAATATTAAAAAACAAAACAATTTAAATAAAGATAATTTAATATTAATAAATTATCGATTTGAAAAAATGAATATAAAAGATATTGATAAAAATACATATATTTATAAAAACAATGATGAAATTGTACAATATAATGATGACGATTTTAATAATTTAGAAATAACCAATAATTATCTATTTTGTTTAATAGATATAAATAATAATATTTCAATATGTGATGAATCATTAAAGTTTTGGCATATAGGAAATTTAGATATAAATAATAAAATTAACGAATATTTAATTTATGATGATTTAGTTAAATCAAAATTTGGTTTATATACAAATAATACATTACCAAACAATTCTATTTTTTCAATTATTGAAAAAGAAAAACTATATTATTTACAAATAATTAAAACTAAATATAAAAATATTAAAAAAATTGGATTTATTATAATTAATAATAATGATATAATTAACAATAATGACATTTATGCTAATTATAATGGTATTAATACCATTATAAACCCAGTAAATTCAACAATTGATGTTAAATGGATATAGTTAAGTATTTAAAGGAACAGATAAAGAATGAGTCAACTTATTCTAAGGATAAATCTAATGCACATGGTGAGGTTTTTACGCCGCCATCATTAATTAAGGAAATGTTAGGATCTTTAGATGGAGATGCATTTACTGATCCTAATAAAACATTTCTTGATCCATGTAGTGGGAAAGGTAATTTTCCTGTATTTATTATACAAGCATTGATGAAAGGATTAGAAACACATTTTCCTAAATCTAAACAACGATATAGGCATATTATTGAGAATATGTTATATATGTGTGAATTTCAAAAAGAATCAGCAATATTTATTAATGATTTATTTGGTATGGATGGTGAATTTAAAGTAAATTTATATGTTGGTGATACATTAAAATTACCAGATGATTTCTTTGATTTATCATATGAAGATAGAAAAATTAAATATCCTGAAAATGTTATTGCATAAAAAAAGTCACAATTAATTGTGACTTTTTTTATATTATATTTATTTAATATCTACCTGATGATTTTAAACCTTTCCAACCATCTTTTACTGATTTAAATACATCATTTAATTTCTTTTCATTATTTTTAAGTGCTTCGAATGATGTGATAGTAAGTAATTCATTTACTTGAACTTCTAAACCATCATCAAAATATGAAGATGGTAATTCACCTTCTCTACTTAATACTAATCTTAATTTACTAAAATAAAATCTTACAAAAGATTTAAATTTTTTAATTAATTTTTGATTTTCTGGAGTTTTATAATTTAAATTTGACATATCTTTTAAGTTTTAAATTTTGTTATTATTAATTGAACAATACAAATATAACAATAATATATGAATCGAGGTACTTTTTATTAAATATATTATGTTATTTAATATATAATTTATATGATAACAACAATTAATGAATACAAATTAATTAATGAAAAATTTGTAAATTTATGGAATAAAGAAGATATGAAGTTATATATTGATGAAGTATTTTCTTTAATGATTAAAGCATACGAATCTATTGGTGGTTTTTTAACAGCAAAATCGGCTGATGAATTATGTGAAAAAACTGATTTAATTAAAATAATAAAAAGAAATGGAAAGATTAGTGCTGTTTCTTGTTATAAAGTATCTTCTTTCGGAAGAAAATTAATATGTGGTGCGACTAATGCTACAGAACAAGGTAAAAAAGATTTGTTATCTATTATAAAAGAAGATATAACTCAAATAAAAAGAAATTCTTATTCTGAAGTTAGTGGTAAATTAGAACACATATATTTAAAATATGGTGCGACTGTTGTACAAAATTATTTGGTATCTGATATAATAGGAAAAGATATAATTATTGATAAAACAGATGATTTTCATTATTATAGAGAAATTAAAGGACAATTACATAGAAAATTATTAGTAGGAAATATTAATAAGTCATAAATAATTGTTATATTTGCTATATGAAAATAATATTTAGTTATACAATTAATTTTTATGTGAAAATTATTTAATATATAATAAAAAATAATAAAATCACTAAATAATTTATGATAACAACTATTAATGAATTTAAACAATTTATGAATGAAAATAAAATAACATTACAACAAGATAGCGCTGATAAAATAAAAATAACGTTAGATGAAAATATTATTTTAACACATGCAAAAAAAATGTTTAAAAAAATAAAAACAATGAAAGATGTTTATGGTTTAGGTTCTATTGATTATAATAAATTAATTAAACATTTATCAAAAATTAATTAAAATTATTAGTAGGAAATATTAATAAGTCATAAATAATTGTTATATTTGCTATATGAACATTTTATATTTACACGGATTTCAATCATCATCAAGTAGTAATACAATTAATTACTTGAAAAATAATATTAGTAATGATCACGTCGTGTTCAGTATTGATTTACCACATCAACCAGAATTAGCAATTAATCTTATAAGTGATACTATAAAAAAATTAAAAATAGATATTATTATTGGTACTAGTTTAGGAGGTTTATATGCTTATAATTTTGAAATGCCTAGAATATGTATTAATCCAGCTTTTCAATTTGATATGAAGCCAGGAATTTATAAATATTTGAATCCTAGAATTAATAATGAAACACATTTTTCAATTGATTATAATGATGTTTTATATTTAAAAAAACTTAAAGAATCATATAAAAATAGATTACCGATTGATGAATTACATTATACATCATATATTTTAATTGGTAATAATGATGATGTAGTTAATTTTGATAAATTATCAACATATACAAATATTTATGATGAAATTATTTATGATGATTTTGAACATAGATTAACTACTGAAATTATTGATAAACATATTTTTAATTTAATTGATAAATTAGATAAAGTTATCGAAACAATAAAAAATTATGGTATTTCTGATTAAAATATATAGATGTATCTAATGTTACTTATATGTCTTATTTATTTAATAATTCGAAATTTGATGGTGACATAATCAAAAGTTATGAAGAAAGAAAAATTAAATATCCAAATAATTGTATAAATTTTATAAATGAAAATTAATTTATATTATAACTAAAAAATTATATTAATGGCAGAAGTTAGAAAAAGATTGTTTTATAGTAAAAATTCAAAAGTAATAACTATATATTCAGATAATACAAAAAAAGAAAGATATGTTAATTTACATGATTTATGTTTAAGCGATTGTACAGTACTTGTAACAAATAATTTAGAATTTAATCAAGTAAAAAATAATTTAACAAGTCTTGGTTATTATTCTTATGATTTATTTATGTATGATAGTAAACGTGGATATATATCTATATCATACGGTGTAAAGATAGATTGGGAATATTATCATGTACGTAATCCATTTAATAAACCAACGTATTGTTATAGTATAAATTTCTCAAGTTATTTAAATGGATTATGTATATTACTTTCTTTATCAGATTATTTGGAATTAATAGAAATAAAACTAGAAGAAAAAGCAAAAAGAAAACAATTTAAACAAAAACAAGAAAAATTTAATTCATTATCTTTTGAAGAAAAATTAAAATATTTTAGCCATTTAGATATAACGCATATTAATAAAACAATTATAGAAAATTTACATTTATTAATATTTACAAAAAGTGATGAATTTGAAGAAACAATAAACAGTAAATATTATTTTAATAAATTACAAAATGATACTAGACAAGTATTACATAAATTAGTTCCATTAAAAAATGATGATATTATTGAAATAGATGCTATTGATAATGAATTAGAATTATATCTTGATATAACAAAATATTTTTTTATTATTGCACCAAAATTTTATAACATAACACGTCCATTAAGTTGTAATTTAACATTTAATGAAACACTTAAAATGATAGATGTATGTCCACAATTGTTGGATTCACCTAAAGAAACTTCTATATTATTAGTTATTAAATCACAATTTGATAGTGTAATTAATAATATTAAAAAATTAGGAATAGATATTACAATACGTGAATTAATGAAATATCTTAAAAATGAAGATAATATAAATTATAAAAATACTTATAAAGCATATAATTTATTAATTTCTAATAATCATATATAGAATAGAAAATGAAAAGTTATGCAGTAGGAACAAATATTGATGTGAATATTATTAATGATTTTCTATTTTTTGTAATTCTGTATAATAATTAGGCATTTCAGTTAAATGATCTAATGCAATTTCTTTAGCTAAATTTTTATCACTAGTGTGTTCTAATTCAACATTAATTCCTTTTTTAAGTTCATGTTGTATATTTGAAATAGTTGTATTGTGTTTACTGGCAATATCTTCTATAGATAAATTATCACCAATTCCACCTTTTAAATAATTTTTAAATTCGTTTATTGTTGTTATCATATTATATTTATGTGATTAATAATTTTATATATTAAAAAATATAATTATATTTGTAAATAATTAAAAAGTACTAATTAAATATAATAAATATGGAAGTAATACACGCACAAATATTTGATGTTAAAAATGCGTTATTTAAACAGAAAGCATCAGTAAAAAGTAAATTAACAACAGTTTCATGTAATAATAAAGATAATTGTTCTTTATATAAAAAAGGTCAATGTTCTTTAGTTGGAATGTTTCAAGATAAATGTGTATACGGTAAAAAAGTATCTATAGACGGATTTACTAGAAAAGCATCTAAATATAATTCATGGATAAATGATAATAAAGAACAATATAAAGATGTTTTTAATAAATTAAAGTCAGCAACAAAAAAAATGGCTATTGTTGGTGATTATATTTATTTACCATATTCACATTTAAATATGAATAAGAAATTACCATTTAATAATTTTGGTGGATTTATGAATGATGGTGATAAATATATGTTATTAAAAGATTTTACTGATGAGGTAATTTTTTCAATTATTACATTTTCACCACAAGCATTAATGGGTGGAACAATTAAATCATATGCAAAAGAAGTAGTTCCTGATTTCATTACACATATAATAGAAGTGTTTCCTGATAAAGTTAAATCTTTCTTAATGAAATATCCAAATATGGAATTTATGTTTGTTATTAGATCTCCTATTGGTCGAAAAGCATTATTAGAATCATTAAAACCCGGAACAGTTATTACAAAATATCATGATTCTGATAAATTAAATACACAACATTGGACATGGGATGGTGAATATATTACATCTACAGATTGTGGATATTCTTTTTCTGTTGTTGAATTTGATACAGTAGAGGTAAAATTAAAACCTAAAGAAAATACAGCGGTTGTTATTACTGATAAAAATCAAACAGATCAAGATACAATTTATATAGATTAAATATGTATAAATATAAACCAATTGTAGAAATAACAGATATAGCTAAAAAAATTATATTAAAAAATAAAAAACAAAAAAAATATAGTTATAAAAAATGGTATAATATTGCATTTGATGAAAGTCTTAAATATGATGGTGATTATGTTAAAGCAAAAAAAAATGCTCTTTATGCTAGAGAAATGCATAAACTTTTATATAATGATTTTAAAACAGAATTTAAAAACAGAAAAAAATATAAAACATTTATAAATTATTCTGATATGGGCGAATATTATTGCTATATTGAATTTGATACTAAAAAAGATAGTAATACTAATTATCATAATAGTTATGATTTTGATTCAGATTTAAATAATAATGGTACGTATTGGCATACTAGTGCTGATCTATAATTTTTTATTTAATATAGTAAAATAAATAATGAAAAAATATTAATACCTGTAACACAATGGGATTAGTAAAAAAATATAAAGAATTAATGTTAAAAAAAAAAAATATGGAAGTAATAAATAGTTATCAAAAAGAAAAATTAATTAAAGGAAAAAAATACTGGACGTTTTACACATTTACATCGAATAGTGGTAATAGCTTTTCTGAATATGTAAAAGTATTTCAAACTGAAGTATTAAGTAAAGGTCCTAGATTTATATTTGATGTTGAGAATGCACAAACAACAGAAAGATTTAAATCAAAATTAAATACATATATGAATGGATATGGTTTAGCAACTTGTAATTTTTATGAAACTGAAGAAGATGCTAAATTAGCGCATGATATGTATATCATATCATTTAGTAAATCTTTAAAAGGTAGTCATAAAGAAAAAATATTAAAAAAATTATATGATAACTCTTTAATTATTATTGAACCTATAGAAAAAGATTCTATAAATTGGTATAACTCTTTATCTGATAAAGAAAAGACATATTTAAAATGGATTAAAGATTATTATACAAAAATTTAAATAAAAAAAAACATATGATTATAATCATATGTTTTTTTATTTTTTAATTAAAATTATTAATCTTGTCTTAATACATAACCTTCTTCGGAACAAAAATCTACCATTTTATTTAGTCCTGTTGAACCATAAGGTCCACCTGGATTAAAATTATAGAAAGATACAGTATTTGGTTGAAAAATTACATTAATAGATTCTTTTTCGTAATATATATATGATTCTAATTTAGTTTCTTTAATATCGTTATATGAATTTTCTTGGAATAAAAATAGTGCCCATCCTGGTTGTTCATTTTCATTAGCCATAACATCAAATCCCATTCTAAAATATCCACGTTCGTGATTATTTAAATCTTTATTTTTAATTTCAGATGATAATATATTAATAGAATTTTGTACATCATTATCATCAACCGTACTAAAATTTTCGTTATCTTCTTCAGGTGACCCAGAATCTCTATATATTTCACCAGGAATATATGCTAAAAAACACTCTTGACTATCATAACCTTTTTCTTCAATCCATCTACTGAATTGTTCGGCATTGTTGTAAATTTTATTTATAGAATCACCACCAGATGTTAATCTATCCATCCCTAAAGATTTAATCCAATTAGGTATTAATTCTCTATGGAATTTTGTATATGTATTATTTAGATTACCAGGACCTACATGCAATGATGTGAATATAGTACCACTTTCAACTAAAGAAACTAATATATCTAAATCTTTTAAATCTGTTAAATTATTTAACACACCTTTTAAAATTTCATATGTTGAATCATTTTCTATATTTTCTCTAATATATTTTTTAAACTCGTTAATATTTGTTATCATTTTTTTTCTTTTTTTTTATTATATATTAAAAAAAAAAGATTATATTTACAGCATGGAAACATTTAATACACCTAAAGACGATACATTACGAGGTACTGGTTACGGAAAATTAGATTATACTAATTCAAGTAAATTACATAGTACTGCTAAACGTGTACAATCTACATTTAATGATGACCAACAAACTAGTAAACAAAAAACTAAATCCGTTTTTTGTTCTAAATGTAAAAATCATTTTAAAATTCATGATTCTAAAACTGATTTACCAACACATACTAAAGAGGTTACTAAATATGATAATCATAAAACAAAACCATATGTTGTAATTACAACATATGTAAATGAACCATGCGTTGGTGGTGAAATTGTAAATTTAGGAAATAAAAATTTAGAAACTACTATTATTAAATCATATAAAAAAATTACACCAACTTTAGGTTTAATTTCATTTGATTTAGAAATTAAACCTAAAGATAATTTACTTGTTTCTTATATAGTAAAAAATAAAAAACATACTAAATATAATCGACCAGTAGATAAAGAAGAAATATTTTTAATTGAATTAACTGTTAAATCTATTGTTAAATCAATTAAACGTGGATATAGAATGAGTAATAGCAGAACATTTAAGTGTTATTCTACATTTGTAGAAAACATTGAAGTATATTTTACTGATGGATCTAAATTGAGTGATTATTCTACACGTGAAATTATTGTTATATAATTTAATATATATTATATGACAAGATTTATAGTTACCACACGAATTTCTGTATTAGAAATTTATGATTTTTTAAAAGAACACATTGAATTACCATTTTCTTATAAAGAATTGGAAGAACATATTCCATCTAATGTTTTACAAATAATTGCTGAACTTATGGTTGAATATAGTTATAGCCAAGATATATTATTTAAAAACGTTCAAGATGTTTTAGACGTTCATGAAATTAAATTACCTACAACAAATGAGGAAGTTCAAGAAGATGAAATCTATGAAAGTAAATTATATACAAATATAAATAGTTTTAAAAATTCATTAAAATAATTTTTTTAATTCATAATAATCGATTAAACTTTTAAATAATTTATTCATATAAAATGTATGAATAAATTATTTAAAACAATTTTAGGTTTATTTAAAAAATCTAAACCGATAAAAAAATCATATAAAAAAATTATATTAAAAGATCAAATCCTTTATAATGTTGATGTAGAAAAAATTAATGTAAATTCACTTGAAAATTGTATTGATGATTTTAATAAAAAATTAGAAACTATTGGTGTTATGTATGGTGAATTAGATCATACATCAAAATTAGATATTACATTACATAATGTATCTCATAGTATTGAAAAAATTAAATTAGATAATAATAACAATATAATAGCAAATGTAAAAACATTATCTACACCAAGTGGTAAAATATTACAAAATTTAATTAATGATGGGTTTAAAATTAATTTTAAACCTAGTATGATTGGAATAAAAGATAAAAATAATATTTTTGAGGTAAAAGAAATACTTACATTTGATGTATGTATATAAAAAGAATTTAATTATGAATGTTAGAAAACCTTATAGGAATTGATCCATCTATTATATCTACAGGATTAGTAGTTAATGGTATAGTATTTAATTATTGTCGTGAAAAAGATGCTAAAAATACAAAATTAACAAAATTATCTAAATGGTATTTATTATGTGAAAGCGTTATAAATTATAGATATATTAAATTGGATTATGTTGAAGGATATTCAAAAAATGAAATTCAAAAAATGTTTTTATATGACGCTATCACGGATATGATGATTGATGATATTATAAAAACAATAGATAATACCTTACCTACTAGAGTAGCAATAGAAGGATATTCATATTCATCAGGCGCAGGTGATATTATTGATTTAGTAACATTTTCAACTTTATTACGTAGAAAATTATTAACTATTACTACAGATATTACTATTTTAGCACCTATGACTTTAAAATTGGAATCATGTAAATTAACATATACTCCAATAGAAAAGAAAATAGGCGGAAAGAATCCACGTACAGAATATATTTATAAAAGTAAATTAGGCATTCCTGGTGGATCATTTAATAAATTAGATATATTCCTATCACTTATTGAAAATGATTCATTAAATGATACATATGTTAATTTTTTAAAAGAACATAAAATGTCAATAGCATTTACAAAAAATATTAAAAAACCATTAGAAGATACTAATGATGCATACACATTATATTTATTATTAAAAAACAATAAAATATGAAACATGCTAATATTATAAATATTCCAAAAAATCCAAAAAAACTTTTAGATTATGCAATGTCTAAATCTTTTGATTATTGGATTGATGAGAAAAGTTCTATAGATAATCCATCAGTACATTATAGAGCAAATAGTAATTTAACATTTGATGAGGCATTTAATATAATATTTAATAATAAACCACATTGGACAATTATTTTTAGAAATATGTCATATATTAATATCAGTGAAGAAGATTATTGGGAATTTGGTGGATGTAATATTGGTGCTAATTCTTATGGTGAAGTTTTTATTTGGATTAAAGTCAAAGTAAATATTGCCTATGAAATATTTGAAAAATTTAATCTACAAATTAAATATATAAATTAAATATAATAAATATAATTATATCTTTTAATAGACGAAATAAATAATCAATAATATTTTTAATAAATTAAAAAAACCTAGAATTAATTCTAGGTTTTTTTTATATATATTATATGATAACTGAATTTAAAATATTTGAGAATAACAGAGCAGATTTATATCATGCAATAAAAACAAAATACGCTAATATAGCATTAGAAAAAAACGAATTAGATATTTATTCTTATCAACGATATTGGGCTAATGGAAAAAGATATAAAGATAATGAACCAGAATATAAAAATTCATTTTTTTATCGTGGTTTATCATTAACTAGAGATATAAATTATGCAAAAAATTGGGCTAGTGTTATTTTAGTTTTTGATACAAATAAATTAAAAGAAAAATATAAAATTGTTCCTTATAACTGGGGCTTTAGTATAGGTAATATAACTAATCAAAATATAAAAAAAGAAAAAGAAGAATTTTTAATTGTATCATATAATAAAAATCATTTAACAGATAAAGAATTTATTAATATGTATGGTAAATCTGGTGGATCTATAAAAAATCTTTCTTATTATTTAAAAGGTTTTTATATAAATAAATCAACATATAATATTTATACTGAAAATGATACAAAAATATATGAACCATATGAAAAATTAAAAAAAAATAAATTATATTTAGGACTACTATGATAACTGAATTTAAAAAATATTTACTAAATGAATCCACAAAATTTAAAGAAAGTGAATATGATTTAGTAATAGTGGATGTACAAGAAGGATTTAAGAAATTTTTTGGTGAAGAGTATTTATTAGCATTAGAAGAATATTGTGAAAATTTTACAAGAGTTTTTCAAATATTTGATACTAATAATACAAATCACAGTGATTATATATTTCCAAATCAAACATTAGAAATAGAAAAAACGTATGGTGGTCAATTAGATGAAGAAGATATAGATTATTTATTTACTGAACCTATGCGAGATTATGTTAGATCTAAAATGAATAATTTACAAGAACGTGACATTTTCGAAACAATAAATGGAGATTATTATGTATATGTTGATGCCGCACATGAATGGTTTTTTTGTACAAAAGAAATGGCAGATTTATTTAAAAAATTTAAATCTGAAAATAGAAAAATTATGTTAGTTGGTGGTGCTGGTGGATCTAAAAAAAATCCTAAAGGTGAATGTTTACGAGATATTTATGTTACATTAAAAGCATTTGGAGTTGATACAAGATATAATTTAGATTATGTTTATTCAGCAGATGGAAATATGTTTAAATCAAATATTAAAGGCGTTCCGTTAACAGACGAACAACGAAATAAAGTAAAATCTACTAATGAAAATTACAATAATGATGATATAATTAATTTAAAAACTTTTGATTTTACTACTTTATTTAATACTATAAATAAAGAGTGTTTTAATTCTTCTTTATCTATAATTCCTATCAAATTTTCTACTTCTAAATCATACACTGCACAATTTGTTAGACCACGTTATCCTAAATATGATGGAACTGATAAAGAATATTTTGTTTTTTCTACTTTATTTGAAATGACATATAAAAAATTAAAAAATGTGTTAGCGCATGAAATGATACATTATTATTTGTATGCTATTATGGATAGAGATAAATCACATCATGGATATTCTTTTCAAAATAAAATGAATTCTATTAATAATTTAAATTTAGGATATATCATAACATTAAAAGATGATGAACCAAGTAATGTATCAGAAGAAAATTTAAATAAAAAGTTACAAAAAAAGAAATTTATAACATATAAAATAAAAGGACAAAACGGATATTCTTTAATAAACGAAATTACATTTATTAAAGATAAAGCTAATTTTTTAAGTAAAAGAACAATGTATGGTGTTACAGATATAAAAGTGTATGATACATCATCAGCACATTATAAAGTATTATCTGGATCTACAACAAAAATAAAATTATCAATAATAAAACCACAATATCAATATTTAATAGACAATATTATTAATGATACAAAAAATACAAAATTTTTATATAATTTATGATAACGACGATAAATGAATTTAAATTAAATATATCAGAATCCGTTCAAAAATATGATTTAGATGCTATATTAAATATAGCATTAACATATAAAGATGATGAGTATTATTTTTATAAATATGCTGATGAAACTAATGATGATATAGATAATATAGATGACGAAAGTGATGAATATATATCATGGTACAAAGAAGAAATTGAATATATAATAGAAAATATATATTTTTTAATGAAAAGTAATTATTCTTCACCTGGTTTAGTATATAGAAAAATAACTGTTAATGAAAATTGGTTTAATAATTTAAAATCTGGTGATAATTTAGGAATATATTGGACATATGATGAAAACTCAGCAGAATCACATTGGTCAAAAGAAGATATTGAAGTTTTATTAATAGCTGAAATTGATTCATCAAATATAGATTATAAAAATACATATTTAGCACATATAATACCTTATACTGGCGAAGACGAAAAAGAAATAAGATTATTAAAAAATACAGAAATTAATATTAAATCTATAATTATAAAAGATGAAGAACAAGATTTATCTAAATTTGAAAATACAATATTTAAAGCTTAATGATAACAACGATAAATGAATTTATGATTAATGAAACATATTCTAAATTAGAATTTGAAAATATACATTTAGATTATCATAATCAACAAAACTGTTATAAAATGAATGCTAAATTAAATGGTGAAATTGTAGCATATTGTGATTATACAGAGTATAATGGTATTTATCAAATAAGTATGATAGAATCATTAGTTAAAGGCCAAGGATATGGTAAAGCTATAATGATGGAATTAGCTAGATTATATGGATATAAGAATATAGAACGAAATAATTTAACTCCTGATGGTCAAAAATTACGTAATAAAGTTGATAATGAATTAGGTTTTGATTACACCGAGTATAAAAAATCATTAAATAAACATTTATCTAATGAAGAATCAATAGATAAAATAAGAATTAAATATCCTTTATGTGCTGATTTTATGTCTGAAATTATATTATTTGATTATAGTGACACATGGTTAAAATGGAAAAATAATAATAAAATAAAAAATATAGAACAAGAATTACAAAATACAGATATAGATATAAATGATTTATCAGATATAACAGAATGGATAAAAAATTCAGCGACAAATAATAATTCTACTACAGAATCTGTTCCAGATTATATTTTAGAATATATTCAAAAATTATCATAATTTTTTTAAACTTTTTAATATATAATAATAAAAAACAATTATATTATGGAATATATTAATGTATATAATTTTTTAAATTATTTTAAAAGACCTGGTGATAAGAGATTAGCTAGAATAGGACATGTTAATGAAGTTATTGAAAAAATTAATGAAGGTGGTTCTGGTGGTGGTTCTGCTGGTGTAATAGAAAATACGTATGAGGAATTAACTATATTAAAATCAAATAATGAATTAATTCCTGGAGCATTATATAAAATAACAGACTTCCAAACAATTTATGACCAACCAGATTATACAAGTGGTGGTTCTTTAAAAGGTACATTAGTAACTAAAACAGCTAGTATTGATCCTATAATTTTATTTGCAATATCTAATAACGAATTTCATATCACAGCATATAGACCAAGTACACCAAATCATAAAATAGAATTTGATTTTGATTTTAATCAAACTGAAATAATGTCAGCTCCAGCTAAAGGTAGAATTAGTTCTTTAATAGACGAATTTGATAATCATACTAATTATGATCATTCAGTAGTTCTTTTAAAAAGATATGAAACAGTAAGTGGTTCTGGAATTTATAATTCATATAAAGACACTGGTTTTGGTTCAGTTGAAGTAAATACATTTGGAACAAATTGTAATAACAATACAATGTATTATAAAGTTACTTCTGGTATTTTAATTTCAAATAATACATTTGGAGATAATTGTTTTGGAAATTCATTTAGAAATAATTGTCGAAATAATTCATTTAGAAATTATAGTGTTATTAATATATTTGGATATAATTGTTTTGGAAATTCATTTGGAAATTATTGTAATACTAATTCATTTGGAAATGATTGTCAATATAATTCATTTGGTGAAGATTGTTATAATAATACATTTGGAAATGGTTGTAGTAGTAATACAATTGTAGATAGTTGTCGATTTAATGATTTTAAAAAATCACAAAGTTTGAATTATACAACGGCAACTCATATTTACACTGATTATACTTGTACTATTTCGGTAAGACTGGATGGAACATATATATTACAGTATATTAACAATAGTGATGTTCAAGTGATAGTAGCAGCGAATGCATAAAAAATACTTTAGTAGTGGTAGCACCAACAGTTTAAAAAATAATAATCGGTAACTATTCGTAAAAAATAATTCATAAAAAAAAAACATAAAATATTAAATATTTTATGTTTTTTTTTTTAAACTTTTTAATTAAAATATTATATAATATATATAAAAAATAATTAAAAAGAATAAAAGGAAAAATTATGGCAGATGTATTTAATTTAGACGAATCAGCAGAAGTAAGCTCATGGTCAGAATCAAAAAAAGTAAACAATGATGGTCTTTTAAGACCGAAATTAGAAGAAGGAAAAGATGGTAAACGTGAATTAACTATTCGATTTTTACCAAATATGATTTCAGAAAATCAATTAGGTCCAACAGCAATTGAAAAACATATTCACTATGCAAATTTCAAAAATAATCCAGAATTACAAGGATATTATGACTGTTTAAAAAACACAAATATTGGAAAAGATTGCCCATTATGTAAAACATTTTGGTTATTGAAAAATTCTAATAATCCAGCAGAACAAGAAAAAGCAAAATTAATAAGTAGAAATACAAAATACTATTCATATGTATTAGTAGTAGATGATGAACAAGTTCCAGAAAACGAAGGAAAAATCTTTATTTTCCCATTTGGATTTAAAATCTACGAAAAAATTAAAGCAAAATTAGAAGCTAAAAAACGTCCATTTAAAGTAGAAGATTTAATTAATGGTGCTGACTTTAATTTAGTTATTAAAGAAGTAGCAGGTTTTTATAATTATGATTCTTCTGAATTTGATACACCAGAACCAATTACTATTAATGGTAAAATGTTAAAAGTAAATGATGATGGAACTATTGATAAATCAGAAAGAAAACGAGTAATTGAATTCTTATTATCAAGAGAACACACATTAGAAGAATTCTTACCTCAAGATTGGACGCCAGAACAATATGATAAAGTGGAAAAAATTATTTCTGTATTATCAGGACAAGCATATACTGGACAATCTAGTAATAACAACACAACAACACCATTAAGTACATCATCTGTATTTTCTGATGATGATGATGATGATGATGAAGTGGTAGTAACGAAAACTAGAAAAACTAAAGTTGTAGAAGCAGTAGAAACAGAAGAAGAAGAAGCACCACAAGCTTTGAAAGCATCTAAGAAAAGAGCTGCACAATTTTTTGATGACGATGAAGATTAAAAAATTTAATTTAATTAAAAAAAACCATTACTAATGTAATGGTTTTTTTTTTTAAACTTTAATAAAAAAAAATAATATAATAATTATGGAACAAATTTTAAATAAAAAATATATTAGAAAAAATAGTATAAATTCTGATATATTTATACCTATTAATATAAATGATCAAGATATACACTTTTCTAATGGCGCCATAGGTAACATAAATTCATTTATGAATGATTTTGAAGAATATAAAGAACAAATAACTGAATCATTAGAGTTAGATCCAAATAGTTTTTTTAATACTCCTACAAATGATCAAAAACTTTTAAATGATGTTGAAAGTATAGCAAAAAATCCTAGTGCTAAAATAGGTATGAGTCAAAAATATCAAGAAGAATTACAAAATCAACCATCATTTTTAAATTATAATAATACAAATAATAATACAGAAGATACTGAAATTAATTATACAGTACAAGAAAATACATCTATACTAAATAAAGTAAAACCTTCTAATAGATTACCAGAATATGATGTTTTCGATCGTATTAAAAAATCAGAAGAAATTGAAATACTTATACCATTTACAATTAAATTACCACGAGCTGAAAAAATTGATGCGATAAATGATATGTTTGAAACATCACTAACAGATTATTTATCTAAAATGTATATAGAAGATAATATTTCTAAAAATTCTAAAAAATTACAAAAATTAATTAAAGATTCAATAGAAGAATGGGTTGAAAAAGAATTATATAGTAATAAAAAACCTAGAAAAGTACGAAAAAATAAAGTTCAAGAAGTAGAAAAAGTTCAAGTAGAAAAAGTTCAAGAAGAAAATATTCCAATAATTGATGATATTTCTGTTTTTACTACACCTATTAAAAAATGGGATAAAGATTTGAAAAAATTATTTGTAATAACAACTGAAGAACAATTTATTGAAGTAGAAAAAGAATATAATAGACTGAAAGATAATAATATAATAAATGTTGATTTTGACAAATATGAAGATATGATTTTTCAATATAAAAATAAATAAATAAATAAAACATGGTAATAGATAATATTTACATATTAGAAACAAAAAGAATTTTAGATAATTTTAATTACATTTTTAATGAAATTTCAAATTATGAAAAAACATTAATAGATAAAAAAAATAAGATGTTAAACATCAAAAAAGAATTATCTGTTATAAATAAATCTAATAAAGATGATTTATTTAAAGAACAAGAAATATTTAAATTAATAGACACATATAATTTAGAAATTTCGAAAATAGAAAAAGAAATAAGTCCATTAATAGAAAAAATAGAATTAACAAAAAAAGAAATAGCTATTTTATATAATACAATTATTGAAAAATATTCAGATTATACAGAAGAAGAAATTAAAGAAGCAATAAAAATCCAATTAGAAAATTAATTGGATTTTTTGTTATAAATAATTTATAGTAAAATCAAATTTATAATCACAATTTACTTCAACCGCATATCGTCTAGCTTTTAATAAAGGACCTTCTGTTGCACTAAAATCCCATATAATTTCTTCAATAAGTGTATCATTATATATTTCAGTTAATTCTGGTGTACCTACTGATGTATATGTAGTACCACTACCTGTGCTTATATAATAATGTTTAACTTCATATACAGCGTATTTTGTAGATAATGGTAATTTTATAAATAATTTACCAATTATACAAAACATACCATCTATTAATGGTAAATGATTTGTGATATTAAATAAAGTTGTTAATGTTTCATCTATAAATGAATTTTTTGATATGTTTTTATAATATTTTTTTTCTAATTCTACTAAACCATCATCTTGTACTGATATTTTAATATTTTTAGATACCATTTCTAATATTGTAGGTTTATATTGTGTATATGAATATAGATTTCCTATATATAATGAACCAACACCATCAGATTTGACTATAGCAAACATATTACTACCTCCATAATTATGATTTATATTAATTCCTGTTTGTGTTATTTCAAAATACATTTTTTCATCATTTGTATCTTGGTCATTAATTATATAAACTAATTTACTTCCATTCGTATTATGTACTAATGGATCATATATTGCAAAATTACTTCTTTCATTATAATATGGATTAACGTCATTTAAAGTATTTATTTTAAAATCTATTTTATTAGATAATATTTCATTTGATATAATTTGTCTACCAGCATTATCATATATACTATATAAATAAGATTCATAATCATGTATAATTTTAGATCCTCTTGAGCCTGTATTTTTACGAATAAATGTTGTTTTATTGGATAACAAATCAGATTTAAATTCTTCATGAATACCTGCTGCATCTAATTTATAATATCCAGCGTATGCTTCTTGTCCGTAATATAATAATGATTCTGTTTCAGATAAATTTAAATTTGTATTATGTCCATTATCTAAATTTCTATATGCTAATAAAATGTCAGATTGTCCAATACTTGCACCACCAATAATTATATTATTATATATCCCAGATGTTGGTGGTGTAGTTAAATCATATATATCTCCTAAATTTATAAAATTTGGTGCTGAAACTGGTGTATTTAATCCAAATAATATACCAAAAGTACTATTTGGATTATAAATTCCTTGTTGTCTATTTATTAATATATCATTAGAACCTGTTAAATTACCTAAAACTAAAGTTTGTGCTAATGTTTGATCGCCACCAGAACCTACTAATGAATTTAACCACGCTACTTCATCACCAACAAAACCATTATTTACTGCTATTTCATACGCTGATAATCCTGTACCATTATTTAATAAATTAGTAATAGCTTTTAATAATTCATTTAATAATGGACCAGTAATTTTTTTTTGTCCATTTGAAATTATATAATTATTTATAAAATCTAATATTTCTTGTTTGTTCATAATATTATATATTAATAAATTATACTAAATATAAAAATCATCATTATAATCGTCATTATAATCACCTAAATTAATAATATAATTATTGATGTTATTATCATTAGAGTTTGGAATTATATACGATTTAGTCATTTTTTTTGTATTCGAATATCCAGAATGCCAAAATACTTCTACTATAAAATATGGGTCTATATTTTGATTTATTGAAAATGATACAGGATCAAGATCGTTTTTAGAAGATCTTAAAATTTGTGTATTTTGTAATTTATCTAATGTTGTTATTTCCCATATATTATTAATACCAGGTTCATCTGTTGGTGAAGATGTAACATTATTAATCCAAATATTATTGTTATGAAATAATATAGTTTCTGGTAAATATGTAATATTATTCCATTTAGATAAATTAAATGTTTTAATTACATAATCGAACCAAATATCTTCTGAATTAGTATTAGTACTAATAAATTGTACAGATATATTATATAAATTAGAACCTTGTGATATTGGCTGAAGATAACCTGTTACATGAAATGATATAGCATCACTGTATTCTTCGGTTCTAAAATTTTTAGTCATATATGATTCGTGTTCTAATATAAAATTATTTTGTATTTTATATTTACCATTAATATCTAATATTTTTGTGCCTATAGGTATAATATTTTCAGTTAACCAACGTTTTAATCCTAATAATTTAACTTTAACTTCTTCTAATGAATAAGCATTTATAAAATTTCCATTATCATCAGTAATTTTATAATTTAATGAAAATAAATTAGTTTTTCTAAATCCTTGATTTCTATAATTTTCATATGCTAAATTAGAATATAAATATTCAGTAGAGTCTTTTGTTAGTAAATTTAATAATTCTAAATTAAATAATTTTCCAAATTTACTATTTTCTGGATCTATATTTTGAAAATATTCTGTAAACGTCAAATCATTATATCCAAAAAAGTTAATTGCATATATTACACTTTTATAACTAGCTAAATAATTAAATATTTCTGGGTATATTTCTATTAATTCTTTACGTTTTCTATTCATTAATACCCAATCAATACCATTTTCATTTATATCTACTTCTTTAAAAATAAAATAATCTTGTAATTTTAAAATATTTAAATTTTTATTGTTAATATTTATTTCATGTCTAATATCAACTCCTTCAGTTTCACCATATAAATCAAAATATGCTATTTGTTTTGGTAAAACTGATATATTTACGTTTAATAATCTATTTACATATAATAAATTACCATTAATATCATAAAATGGTAAAGTATTTTTAACTACAGATTTAACACTTGTCTCTTCTATAACATTTTCTTCAAATACTAATTTATTTAAATATATTTCTTTTATTGTATAATCTATACCATTATTACTTAATTTTCCTAATAATTGTCCATCTGAACTTGTATCATTAGATGAAAATTGTATAATTTGTCCTGTTTTAAATCCTAAAGAAATAAAATCTATAGTATTTGTAGAAAATTGTATTTCTACATAATTATCTTTAAAAATAAATAAATCATCATACGAAGATCCAACACTTGTTGTAGTTAAAGAAAAAACAACATCTTCTATTTTTTCTAAATATAATCTAGCATTAGTCCATCCTTCATTTAATGTATTATAACCTATAAATATTTGCATAGGATCTGGTTCTAATTGATTATTTGTTATATTAGAATTAATATAAGGTATGTCAAAAGTTATCGTATCAAATATTGTTTGTTGTTTATATGGATTAGATATTTCATTAATATCAGTATTAGGTTTATAATTTAATGTAATATCATATTCACCGTTTTCACCACATAATGGTGTTATACCATTATAATTTGGAAAATATTCAGTATAAGGTTGTAATTGTGTACCACTAAAATCATATAAAAACATATCATTAATTTGTGTATCTTTCCAAGTCCACTTATATTTAGTTTGAACATTAATTCCATCTAAACCAGATTTAGGATAACGTATAAAAAAATCAGATTCAATATCTAAATCTAATAAAGAAATATTCCAAAATGGACCTTGATATGATAATGAAATAATATTTTCTGTTAAACCAATAATATTAAACGATTTATTTTGTGAAATATATGTTGAACCATTAATACTAATTTTTTGTCCAACTGAATAATAATCTAAAAAATTATATAATCCAGGTGCACAAATAATTTCATTTCCAGAAATTACACTACCACTATAATTTATAGCGTGTAATGTTTCTAAAATAGATAAATCACCGGATTTTGGTATATAACCAATATTATAAAATATATCTAATTGTCTTTCAGGATCTAATATATTAATAAAAATAATCGTATTAGATACAGAAATAATGATACCTAACAACTTTAATTCTTCATACCATGTATTATACCAATCTAAAATAGTTTGTGCGTCAGATGTGTTATATGGAACAATATAATCTACTTCATTAATATTTATTAATAATTGTGATTTAATATTTGTAATATTTATATCTAAATATTTAATATCATAAATAGTTCCATCACCAAATAACATATTTAAATAAACAGGTATATTAGGATATGTATTTGTTAAAGTTAATACATTTAAAGTTGAACTTATATTAATTCCTAAATTAAATAATTCTGTTTGATATGTAGAAACAAAATCATTTATTGTTGTATCAATGTCTGTATTAAATGGTACATAATAATTTTTAGAATTAATATTAATTTTAATTCCAAAATTATCTATATTATAAAATTCAATAATACGTGTATATAAATTAGAATCTTTTTTTAATAATTCTAATTCTTTTAATGGTTCTTGTACATATAAAGGTGTTACATCATAAATTGTTGTATTTATTGATGTTGTATAATCCGTAATTACATTATTTATATTTATTATAGATAATGATATTGTACTATAATTATCTGTAAATATTGAAATTAAGTCTAATGAATTATCTTCTTTGTTATATTCTAAATTATATCCACCAGCTAATTCTGCTAATTCTTCACCATAATTATTCATTATAGAAAAATATGTTAATGGTAATGATAATAAATTATTATTATCATATAAAATATTTGATTCTATAGAAAATATATTAGATGCTAAATATAAATAACAATCAACTAATTGTGTTGATACGGTATTACCTATATCAAATGTTAAAGTATTTGTAGAACGATCTATATTAGTAATTATAAATTGTTGTTGGTTTAATAAATTTAAAGATGTACTTTTTTCTTTAAATATTACACTATCACCTATTTTAATAAAATATGGAACATAAGGTATAGATACAGTATTAGTACTATTATCAAAATTAGATTCACCATCACTAATTAAAATATTAGATGTTTTTAATTGTATATTTATTTTGATTTTATCACCATCTGATGGAGTATAAAATAAGTCTGGAATGTTATAAGAATATCTATTTTTAGTATTTGTTTTTTTAGATATAGTATAAATACCATCATTATCAGTATTTGATATTAAAGATATTTTTTTATTTTCATAAATATTTGTTAATGAATCATTCCATATCGGTTCATTATATTGTTGAACTTCAATAACATCTACTGGTATAATTTTAGCATTAGTTATATTAAAATTTGGTAATGCTGTAAAATTATTAGTACTTGTATAAACTAATATTTTATCTTTTTTAACATCTAATATTTTAAATAATTGGTAATTAGTATTTATAGTGTCGAAATCAGTATTATGATATGAATCTAATCCAGTAAAATAACACCACATTCCTGTATAAAAATATTTATGAATATTTTCTGATGATACCCATTTAGTATTATAATTAGAATCTATGATAGTACTTTCTATATTAGTTATAATAAACTCTATAGCATCATATTTAGGAAAAAAATTAAATCCATTAGTATTAAATACTTGAAATTTATTCAATGATGTATTAAATGTATTTTGTGTTCCTTCTATTTTTTCAAATGTATAAATTCCTTGTGTTTTAAATGTATCTGTTGAATTTTTATCAAAAAATAATGATGTATAATACATTTTATTATTCTCATCATAATTCATATTTAATTGATGTCCTTCTTTATTAAAGAATATTAAGTTTTCTTCCATGAATTATATATTATATCTATATAATTCTGTTTAATTATTTAAACTAATAGTATAATTTATTATAAAATATATATGGAAAATAAAACTCTACATATAAATTTATATGCTGGACCAGGTACAGGAAAATCAACAATGGCAGCTGATATATTTTCAAAATTAAAATATAAAAATATTAATGCTGAATTAATAACAGAATATGTTAAAGAATTAGTTTGGGAAGAATCATTTAAAAAAATAACTAATCAAATATATTTATTTGCTAAACAATTAAAAAAACATTCTACTTTAGAAAATAAAGTAGATGTATTAATTACCGATTCAGCATTACCATTAGGATTAATTTATGATAATGGTAATACTAAGTATTTAAAAGAATTAATTCTTTCTGAATTTAATAAATTTGATAATTTAAATATTTTTTTAAAAAGAACTAAAAAATATAATCCTAATGGTCGAATGCAAACGGAATTAGAAGCAATAGAAAAGGATAAAGAAATATTATCGTTTTTAGAAGAAAATAATATAGAATATATAACTATAGAAGCAACAAATACTGCTTATATAGAAATATTAAATATTATTAAAAAAAGAAGACCTAATTTATGGAACAACATACAGTAGAAAGTATAAAAGAAAAACTAAAAGTATATAATGATAAAGATTTTAAATTTGATCCTGAAAAACATGTATACACTTATAATGGTAATGTAATGAGAGGAACAACCGGATTTTTACATAATTTTGTAAAACCATTTGATTCCGATTATTGGTCAAAGAAAAAAGCAGAACAGGCTGGAATAACACAAGAAGAAATGTTAGCACAATGGGATGCAAAACGTGATAGATCATGTGACTTAGGACATATGGTACACGATTATATAGAACATTTTTATGAAAATAATTCAACTAAATTAACAGAAGATGAAGAAGCTAATTTAAGAATTGCTAAATTTCATACTATTTATGAAAATAAATTAAAAAACTTAATTTCAGTAGGATCAGAAATTAAAGTTTTCTCAAAAAAATGGAATTTAGCTGGAACAATAGATAAGATATATTTATATGAGAATTCTATTATATTAGGTGATTGGAAAACTAATAAAGAAATCAAAACAGATAAATCATTTTGTTTCGGTAAATTATTAACACCATTTAATAATTACAAAGATAATGAATTAAATAAATATTCTTTACAATTATCTATTTATGCCTTATTATTAGAAGAAGCTGGAATATATGTAGATTATTGTTTTATTTGTCATATACCAGAAAAAGGTGATTCTGAAATTTATAAATTAAAAGATTTTAGAGCTGAACTTAGAGCATACTTTACACATCAATTTTTAATGACTGAAGTTGTGGATATAAATAAAGAAAAAGAATTAGTAAAAATGGAGGTAATATGGTAAATATGATAACAGATATAAATTTATTTAGAATATATGAAAATTTTAAAGACTCAGAAAATAAATTAAATGAAGGATTAATTAAATCCTATCCTATAGATAAATCATTTGATATTTTAATTAATAAAACAGATCCTGTTTTAGATAATGTAAAAAGAGAATCTATGATACAAAATAATAAAATTATGTTATGTTGTAATAAACTAAATATTAGTGAATTTTTAGATTTATTAACTACAATAAATAACTTAGGTTATTTTATATCAACTATTAAACCATATCAAAATACACCATTTAAATTTTTACAATTTAATGAGTTTAAAATAAAATTTTTTAATGAAAATAGTTTAAACAAATTCACATCTTATGATATAATAATAGAAGCAAAGTTTGATATAATATACAAAACTAGTAGTAATAAATTATATCATGTAACTGAAGATATTTATGTTAATAAAATTTTTAAAAATGGTTTAATTGTTAAATCATATAATACATTATTAGATTATCCTGAAAGAATTTATTTAACAGATGATATACAACATAGTAAATTATTTATAGATAAAAAGAAATTTTATTATAATAATTATCAAGATAAAAATATAGAAAGAAGAATAGGTAAAGATCAATATAGAAAAAAATCAGATAATGTTTATGTTATACTTGAAATAGATAATTCTAATAAAGATATTATTTTGTATTTAGATCCAAATATGTCTAATGCATATTTTACTTTAAATACAATACCACCAAACAAAATTAAAAAATATGAAGAATAATAAATGAATCGAGTAATAATAATAGAAGGTGTACGAAATGTAGGAAAATCATTCTTAATATCTAAAATAGATAAACCTGAAAAATATAAATTTATGTTTTCAGATTATTTTGTAAATTCATTTATATATGATTTTGATGAAACTACAATTGAATGTAATGATAAAAAAGAATTACACTATTTTTTATTAGGAACTGATGTATCTTTTCTAAATTTAATAAAAGAAAAAATAATAAATAAAGATTTAATCATAGATCGTGGATTTATTTCAACATTAGTTTTTGGTATTCAAGCAAATAGAATTACTTATAAACAAGCATTAAATCAAGGAAAATATATTTTAGACAAATACGGAAATAATATTAAAATAATTTTAGTATCATCAGAATTTAAAGAAGATAATAGAAATAAAGACATGTGGTCTTTTTATAATCAAAAAGAAACTAATGATTTATATTTAAAATTATTAAAAGATTTAAATATAGAATACGTAATTTTTAATAATGAATTTAAAGAAAAAAATATAGAAGAATTTAGAAATATGTTTTAATATTAAAAAAAAATGTTATATTTACACAACTAAAATAACAATATATGAAAAGTATTAAAGAAATTGTTTTAAATTCTAATTATTCATTTGATTTTGATAATAGAAATAAAGCAGTTAAAAGTATTAATAATGTATTAAATAATAGTAATATTGAAATTGTTTTAGCAAAAAAAGGATATAGTTGGAAATTAACAACTGGAATGTCTGTTAATTTAATTATTAAATTAAATGGTAAAAGAATAGGATTTGATTGTAAAGATATTACACCATATCGTATTCTTACAAATTTAGGATTTTTTCTTAAAAAAGATTGGGTTAAAGAACACATTTATTCTGAAGTTCAAACTAAATATAAATGTAGTAAATGTAATGGTACAGGATATTTACCAATGTTTGCACATTATGCTAATGGTGTTTGTTTTGATTGTATGGGTATAGGTATTAGAGGAAAATTAAGTGTTAATAATATACAAGATCAAAAAAATCTAAAAGGACACCCATATTTAAGATCATTTTATGTTAGTAAAGAATATTCTACATATTTTCCTAATGATGTTAAAAAACTTAAACCAATTTCTTATATAAATCACCCTACAGCAGAAACATTTTTAGGAGAAAATGATACAAATTATTTTATATATCAACCAGTTTGTCAAGCTAACTCATGGTATAGTATTCCTAAAAATGATTTTGATAAATTTAAAACTGAATGGAATAAATTAAAATATGATTTTATTTAATTTTTTTTTTTTCTAGTATTT